TGCTTAGTTTACGACCAGCGTTACCTTCTAGTGCTGCTGTTGAGTTAGCAGCTGGGTTGCTGTCATCGTTGTTACCTGAATAGGCAGCAGCGATCTTGAATGGGCTTAGTGCCTCATCACCTGCTGTTACGTTATCAGCTGCTTCGCTGTAACGAACACGTAGTGTGTGGATCTGACCCACTGGTCCAGTCATAGGCTGAACACCAACAATTTCGTTTGCAATAACGGTTGGCATTACACGTCTGATAACTGGTAAAATAACTCTGTTTAGAGTTGCAACATTACCGGCAGAAGTAGCACCAGCAGTAGCACTCTCTGACAAATACTTGCGAGTATTTTCAAGAGTAGTAGCCATTACTGACTTTTTGTTGCCTTGTAGGCCTTCAAGAAGTGCTGTCTTCGTGTCCTGCCAGCGACTTTCTAGTAGTTCTGACATTATTTTCTCCTTAATTATAATCCAGCTAGACGTTTAATGTCAACGACATTGTGATCGTCTGCTTGTCTACTAACGTTAGTTTGCGATTCTTCGCGGTTGCCTGTAATTTCTTTGCCTTCTGTCAACGCCTGCTTCTTGGCTGGAGCATCCTTACCATTAATTACTGCCGGTAAGTATTTGTCAAACGCAGATTGTAGTCTACTTGTTTGAACTGATTCCAGTAAGTCTATCATAATGCCTTGTTGCTGTTTTGACAACGGTGCAACTAGTTCATTAAGTGTTTTTTCTCTGTTTGCAGATTCAATTAGACGCTTTTTCTCAGCTTCTTTTGTTTCTGCAAGCATAATTGCTTTCTGAGCAGCTTGCTTCGCTTCTGCGAGTTGCTTGTCTTTAGAGTCAACAACTTTTAGAAGTTTAGCAGTTTCTGACTTTTCATTTAGGTAGCTGTTGCTATATTCAGCAGCGAATGCTTCAAATAGCTTGCGACCAAAGTCATTTCTACGTGCAACTTCAATATCTTCTTTAAGCTGACCAATTTCTCCTTTAAGAGCTTTGTCAACTGTTTCAGATACTGCTTTTGCACTTCTTTCGATAAAGTTTGACTTAACTTTAGCGAAGTGATCTTTAGCTTCACGTACTAGACGTACTTTTGTTTCAGCTAGATCTTTCTTGTCTTCATAAAACTCTGCAATTTCTTTTGCAAGTGCTTCTACTACAAATTCTTCAAGTTTAGCAAATTTCTCTGCCATTCTAACTTGATCTTCGTGAAGTTCTGAAACTTCTTTTGAAAGAGCTTCAGTTACAAATGTCTTCATTAGCTCTGCGTTTTCGCGCATTGCAACATGATACTTTGCTTTTGCTTCAGCTAGTTGCTTGCGATCTTCTGCAAATTCACTAATTTCAGCTTCTAGTCTCTCAGCTAGCATAGCATCGACAGCTTCGACCATAGTCTGCTTGTCGTGCTCGTACTTCTGAGCAAACTCTTCACGTAGTTCGGCAACGGCTTGCTGACGGTTTTCTTTAACCTTAGCTTCCCACGCCTCCTGAATTTCAGCACGTACTTCTTCGGAAACTACATCATTTTCGAACAGTGTTTTCAGTGCATCCAACATTTATGTTCTCCTCATTTATCGGAGCTTGCTGATTATGTTAACCAGCGATTCCTTAAGATACTTTTGTGCCTTTGCGTCTTCTTTTGTTGCCTGTGCTAATTCGTATGCCTTATATCCGCCACGAGCGTTCATAAGGTGCTCGTAAATTGGTGTAGGATATGCACCAGGGGCGCTTGGCTGAGCCACAACGTCCACGGTAATAATTTCAAAATCGGACACTTCTCCTGAACCGTCCTCTTTAACATTACCAGAGCCCCTTGATGAAACACCTAGTTTAACTCCGCTTTCTAGCATTGTTTTAACTAGCTGTCCCATAGGGGTTGGTAAGATTTTTAGTTTTCCGTAACCATTTGGGCCATCCATCCAGCATTCGCTGATCATATGACTTACACGGTCAAGGTTAATGTTAAGGCCTTCTGGATGATCAACTTCTCCGAGAACACTGTATCCGCCCTGGATTTGCTCGTTGAGAGTTTTGACAGCCCTGCCAATTTCGTTTACAGGATACACACGCTGATTAGCATTGCGTACTCCGCCTTGTATCATGATACCTTTCATGTACAAGTCTTTTCCTTCGTTAGCAGATTCAACGACAATATTTGCCTGGTCGAATGTCAAATGCTCTCGTAAGTTTTTCATTCAAACTTCCCCTTATTAGCTGCCAACAGTTGATTTCTTGTTGTCAGCTGTTTCGCCTGCGCCTTTCTTTTCTGCGCCATGGCCTTTTGTGCCACTCATCTTAGTAGCACCTTTTGAACCAGGAACATTAACGTTTCCAGCGTTGTCTTCTTTAGCAGTTGTGTCGCTTAGTGCAGCACCTTTTAGTGCGCCTTTGCCTGCTTCAACTACATCGCCTTCATCACCCTGATTCAAGTTAGATGCAGTACCGCCCATGTCGTTTTTACCAGCAACTGTTGACTTAGTGTTTGTACCACCTTCTTCACCTTTGCCTTTTGTTTCAGCGCCATGACCGCCTGCAATTTTTTCTACGTATTCACGCATTTCTTCTGTACCTGACTTTTTGCCTTTCTTCATTGGCTTTTCGTCATCTTCTTCTTCGGCTTCAAAAGCAAACTCTTCTTCTGTTTCTTCTTCGTCGCCTTCGTCGTCCATGTCGCCCATTTCGTCGTCCATGTCGCCTTCTTCGTCGTCACCGCCTTCTTCGTCAGCCATTAGCTGTTCGAATTCTTTTTTAAGTGCATCTAGTGCATCTTCAAGATCTTCAACACGGTCTTCGATTTCTTCGTCTTCGTCGCTGTCCATACCCATGTCCATGTCATCATCGCCTGCTGGCATTTCGATATCCATTTCCATGTCGTCTGTTGGATCGCCGCCCATCATGTCGTCGTCAGCTTCAACTTCGAATTCTTCAAGATCAAAACCTTCGTCCATCTCTTCGTCTTCGTCGTCGTCTTTTTCTTCAGCTTCGTCAACTTCTTCGTCTTCTTCTGACTCTTCAATGTCTAAATCGTCTTCTAGAAGTGATTCATAAATTTCACGTGATTTTTCTACCACGATTTCGTGGAAAAGCTCTTCAGCGCCTTCCTTGTCTTCATTAACAAGACGCTCAAGCATTTCTTCAAATTTCTTTAGATCTGCCATTGTTTTCTCCTATAAAAGTTTTACCTATGGTAAGGCTGTCAATAATATTTACTATTTATAGGGAAATATGCGTAGAAATAGGCTCAAAACGAGCCATTTTGTTAAGATGTTATGAAATATTGAACATTTTTTTAAAATCTTCAATAAAAACTGTACTGTAATTCTTGTAATTATTTAGTTGACCAGGTTGAAAATTATCTGCTCTGATAACCCTTTTGTACTGAATTTGAGGATTTTCTTTAATGACTGTTTCTGTTTGTCTTAGCCAATTACCGTAGTAAGTTGCAGTGTCTGCACTCTTTTTGTAATTTTGTGTGTCTGCGTAAACATTGTTAAATTTCTTGCCGTCTTGTAAACCTAAATAATCAAATCCCATTATATAGATAGTTTCGTAGTTGTGTTGGCTTGCTAACCAAAGTGCAGTTGGACCACTACTCCAACCTTTGCTAGGGTTAAAGTAATTGAACTTTTCAAAGCCTTCGTATCTTTTGTTAGGGTTAGTCCATACTTGATGTTCTTTTTGGTATCCTGCTTGATTAATTTCTACAATCATCTTAGGATCTACTGCTATTAGATAATCAGGTACAAATTCTCTGTATAGTGCATTACATCCGTAGATTTTACCGTGCGGTCTTAGAGATGTAGGATCAATAGTCTTTCTACTTGTGCCATTACCTAGCACAAATGCGGTTGTAGGATTGTTAGGACGATTTTCTGTGAGAGTTTGAGCGGAGAGTTTTTGTTGTTTTTCTCTCTGCTTTTCTATTCTTTGTTTTGCTTTGAGTGTTCTATATTCTTCTTTAGTTAATAGACTTTTATCTATCTTCATTAGATACCGCCAGCTTCTCCCTGTGCCGCAAGACCGTACATTTGACGAACAAACTCTAGCTCTTGGGCTTGCTCATGTTTATGTAGTTCACTTGACTTTCTAGCACGGTTTATCTGGCGTAGAGTAAGACGAGTTTTACGTGTGTCACTGGCCTGCACAATAGACTCGTCGCTTTCTGGGTCGTAGCGATCGTCTTCCACAGGTTCTAGTGTTTCTTTATCAAAATAAAATAGTTCACGTAGTATCATGTTAGTATTTATATCGTTTGATCCGTTGCGTCCGGTTCTGGTGCTCCGGGTTCTGCTCCGGTTGCTGTTTCTGGACCTTCACCTTCACCACCGTCTATGCCGCCTTCACCTACATCAGCAATATCTTCTGCACCATCTACGTCTGCACTAATACCAGCACTGCTTATGCCAACACTACGCATTTCGCCTGCGGCATCACTTGGCATAGGAGAAAGTGCTTCGTCATTTTCTTCTCGCCATAGGCGTTCATTTTCTGCAATCTCTTCATCAGTTAAACCTAAGAAACGCTTGAGTGCAAAACGATTTGAAATATATGGTATTGCACTCATTTGTGTATATGTTGGTACACGAGCATTATCAATTTCACTCTGTCTATAACTTGCAAAGTTCATTGGCTTTTGGAATTTAAGATCGAACATTGATGTATCAATGTTAACACCTTTTTCTAGTAGATATCTCTTAAATTCTTGATTAAATTCTTCTGATACTAGGCCTTGCAAACGTTCGCAATAGGTGTTAAAGCGAAGTTCTTGGATGTAAGCTGTTCCCACACGTCCATCGTTATACGAAGTTGCTCCGTCATCAGCACCAGTTGGAAGGTACGAACTTGGGATACGTAATCCGCGTACCAACTTGTTAGTGAAGTATCTAAGGTCATCAATTTCTCCTAGGTTAGTGCCACCCGGAAGCGTTTCAACTTTAGAGCCTCTACCTTCTGCGGTCTGCGGGAAGAAGTAGTCTTCGTTGATTGACAGAGGATTGTATGCTGAGTCTATGACATTCTGACCGCCCCCTGTTGACGATGGGATCCTTCTTTGATGGATTTCCGTCTTAACACGTTCTACAAACTGCATCGCTAAGTGCGATGGCATATTGCCCACATCAACGTAGAATACTCTGCGCTCCGGCGCACGTTGGACACGATATATGATAATCGCATCCTCAAGCAATTCTTTTTGCTTGAATACTTTAAAAACAGTTTCTAACAAACTGTTTCCAAAAGGATAGTTATTGTCTAAACCTTCTGACAGACTTAGATGTACAACATGTTCTGCATCAACTGCAATTTCTGTATCGTCTGTTTGGAATCTGCTGCCGCTTTGTGTTTGTGCATTTCCTACCATGCCTCTTACACCGCCTGTGAGATAGCCATCGCCACCTCCCATAACATTGCCGTTGGTTTGATGTGGAGTAGTTGCTACTAGGTCTTTGAAATTAAGATTAAAATCTTTTACAATATACTGCTCAGGCATCTTGCCTTCGCTTTCGTTAACAATAATACGTGTAACTTTTGCAGGATCTATGTGATACCACTTTTTAGTTTCTGGGTCTCTAATAAAAAATGCATCGCCGTATTTGAATACATTTCTTAAAATTCTAAAGATTCTAGTTTCAAACTGATTGTTTTTAACCCACTGCTTTAGATACTGTCCTAGAATTGTAATTTCTGAGTTTGTAGCTTTTTTATTATATTCAAATGAAAAGTTTGTACCGTTTTCTTTATTCTTTTGAGAACAAAATTCTGCTAGAATGTCAAGTGCAGCATTTACTTCTGAATCTAAATCCATTGTGTTGTACTGACCGTAGCGTTCAATACGATTAGGACTGCCAGTGTATACATCAGGCAAGTAACTTGAATAATTAGATCGTGCAGGACCTGGCTGGTTTCCTCGACCACTTGCCAGTGGCGAATAATTTCCGCTTTGGTTATCTCCAGTAGGTACCGGAGTAAAATACTTTTTCCAGCTCATTAATTAAAATCCTCTAAACACATTTCCGGTAAGTCCTTTGGTTGCTCTTAGACTTCTAGTAGCAACTCCTAATTGTCTCTGCATATTACCTGCCATTGATTCCATTGGGCCTCTTAGTTGTTCTGCCATTTCTTGCATTGGTTGTCTCATGCTTTCTGCTTGACCTTTTAGTGTTTCCATTAATGGTGCAAAATCTGGCATTTCTCCACCTGTAACACCCATCTGTGCAGGCATCTCTCTACGTATATTACTTACCATACCTTGCAGTTGAGGGGCCAAGTTTCCGGCTAAACGTTCCATTGCAGGACGTATTTGACCCAATGATCTTTCCATAACAGGTGCAATTGCATTAATTGCATCAGATGCTCCTGTGCCGCTTGATGCTGAACTTGCACCTGCATTAAATGCCTGTGTTAGATTAACTCCAATTCCTCTTGCAAGGTTTTCTAATTGTTCCATATTTAAGACAGCTTCTCTGCCGTGCAATGTTGCTAGAGTACCATCTCCAAAGTCTGCAACCATAGATCCTGTGCTGCCTATTGTACCACTATTGTTTGGATTAGGTTCTGCATTAAATGATCCGGTAACAACAAGATTGTTAACTTCCATTTCTCTTACATTACTAGCAACGTCTTCGTCGCCTAGCAACGATCTTGCAGATCTTCTAGCTTCTTCTAGTCTTGCCATTGCCGCAGCTTGTTGGTTAGCAGTACCGCCTATGCTGTCTTCAACAGCTTGTCTTGCTGCGGCAAGTTCTTGTGCAGCGGCACTAGCACCCTGTTCTTCTGATGCATTGAGTCTACTAGACAACGTATTCATACGTTGTTGCTCCATTGGACCCATAATTGTATCTATAGCACTGGATACTGCATCTACTGCTCCGCCAACAGTGCCTTCTATGTCTGCGCCTGCTAGTCTTGCATTAAATGCATCAAGTGCAGGATTTACTGCTTCTAGTATTCTTGTTACAGCTTGTACTTGGACTTGTTCTGCGGTTTCTGCTAGTTGAGATTGCACACCGAGAATACTTCTTGTCATAATCTGTCCAGGATCTTCTCCTGTTTGTTGATTCGCTTGTGCTTCTGCTGCTCTTCTAACTCTTTCTGCTGCAACTTCTTCTGCTGTTGCTCTGCGCCCTAGAGTTTCTGAGAGATCTTGTTGTATTCTAGCATTAGCAAGTGCTACATCTCCGCCTCTTTCTAATGCATCACCAAATGCAGAAACATTACCACCTAGTCCTTGCAATCTAGCTAAACGTGTAAAATCTTCACTGGTCATGCGTTCACTAGCAGTTGCCATGGCTTGTGCTCGCATGTTAGCCGTGTTTTCCATAGTAGCAGTGTTGTTTCTAAACGAGTCAGCAGCACTACGCATTTGTGCCATAAGTTCTGGACCAGCAGCAGCGGCTAATGCTGCATTTTCTTTGGATACTGTGCCCATTGTTACAAGGTCATCAAATACCGGACCAAAACCAGTTTGATCAAATTCACTCTTAAACAATTGGAATGCTTCTGAAGTTTCTGCGGTCATGCTCATCATAGCAGCACGAATTCTACCTTCACGCATCCTTTCGTTCATTTCTGCACGAAGTTGATCTGCTTGTTTACCTGTAAGTTTTGCAATAGCATCAAGTTCTACACTAAATCTTTGTGCTGCTTGAAGCCTTTGCATTTGACTTCTTTCGTCTCTGCGTAGTGTTCTTGCATTTATTTGTTCAAAGACCAACAAGTTTTCATTAATCTCTTCAAAACTCATTCCAAGATTACGTAAAGGATTAACTAGTTGCGGTTGATCATAAAACTGTGCTGTTCTTGTTAGGAATTGTTGGAAACCGTCGTTAGCTAAGCCGCCTAGCGCAGCAAAAACTTGGCTGTTTTCTTCGCCAACTGCGGCCATTTGGTCAAGATTCATTCTAGCTCTAGTTGCAGCTAGACCCATCTCAATTAAATCACCGCCAAAATTTACACCTGATCTAGAAAGTCTTTGATAGGTTGATATCTGACCTTCCATGTGTTTAACAAGGCCTTCGCCAGGAACACCTAATCCGCCCAAAGCACCCATTACATCTGATATAGTTGGTATACCAGAAGCAAACGTACCTGTTAAATCGCCAAATGTATCAATCAGTGCTTGTCTAGTGCGAGACAGATTGCGATTACCTTGACGATCTTCGCGGTCTTGTCCTGGATTTTCGTTGTCACCTTCAGCCAAAAGTATTTCCTATCAAAATTCACATCTATAAATATGTTATGTATTTATACCTAGGAATAACCCATGCAAAATAATGAGAGTCCGTTAAAAAAATATCGAAGAGAGCCCAAGCTCTATATTGATCTACCTAGCAAGGGTATGTACTACCCTCCGGGATCAATTACAAAAGCTGAAGAAATTGAAGTTTATAGTATGACAGCAGTGGACGAAATTGCTGTTAAGACTCCAGATGCTTTGTTCACTGGCAATGCAGTAGCTAGATTAATACAAAGATGTATTCCTGAGATTAAAGATCCATGGAGCATGCCTATGATGGATCTCAATCATTGTTTAACTGCAATAAGAATGGCAACCTATGGTAATAAATTAAGCATAAAAGGATCTTGTCCATCGTGTGAAGCTTCAAGTGAATACGAAATTGATCTGCAGAATCTAGTTACGCACTTCGGTACAATCACTTTTAAAGATCATATCAATGTAAATGGGTTTGATTTTCATCTACGTCCTTTGACATACAGAGAATACACACAACTTCAGAAACAGAGTTTTGTATTTCAAAGACAGATTGTACAACAAATTCCAAACATAGAAGATGAAGAGACACGCTCAAAGGAACTACAAAACATCTATGATCAACTAGCAGACCTAAGAATTATGAGCATACTTCAAACTGTTGTAAGAATAGAAATCAACGGTGAAGAAGAAACAGATCTAGACGAAATTGTTGATTTTATCGAAAACAATGACAAAGAATATTTCAATAAGCTAACTGCACTGTCTGACAAGAACAGAGAAAAATGGAATGTTCCACCTGTAGACGTTGCATGTAACGATTGTAATGAGGAATATAAGCTTTCCTTAGACTTGGACTATTCGAGTTTTTTCGATCAACCCTGATCAATACCCCTGACTCTGACTTACAGAAACTTTCAGACGAAATGGAAAATGAAGTCAAGAGAATCAAGCATGAATTATATAAGTTGTCGTGGTATATGAGAGGGGGAGTAAGTGCTCACGAAATGATGTACAACATGGACATCGAAGATGGTGAGATAATCAGTAAAATTGTAGAAGAAAACGTAGAAGCTACCAATAAAACTGGTATGCCTTTACTCTAACCAGTTTCTCAATTCATTGGGTTGTACAATTCTAGAACGTTCTGAGCCCTGTTGCTGACTGCTTCTGTACTGATCACGCTCACCTTCCACCATATCTTCTACTTCTGCGTCAGACAGGCCTACATCAACCAGCAGCCTATCATAGTTTTGACCAAGCCAACTAGCTATCATTTCAAAACTAAAGTCGGCAGCGTCAGCAAGATACAGATCTACACACAATTCAGTTAAACTTTCTCTAAAATCTCTGCTGAACGCAGCACTTAGTGTAACTCCACTGGCTAATAATACAATAAGTTTTGCAGCAAAAGGTAATCTAACCCTTTTGTCTGCTTCTCTAGTTAAATTAAGTAAAAATGGTATAATAGCACCAACAGTTATCTGTGCAAAAGAAGCAACTAGTGTAACTTCAAGTGTTCCCCTCAGTGCCTGCATTTTTTCATTGTATTCATTGCGCGAAATCATATCTCTATCAAGTTGTTCTTCATAGCTTGCTTTGATTTCTTGTGTCCATCTCCAATAGATAATAGGAGATATAACACCAATTACATTTACAATGCGTCCAAACATACGCATTGCTCTAGCAGCTTTGCGTTGTGCAGCGGCTTTTATTGATTCGTCTTTGTTATTAACTTCTGCATCATGAAGATCTCTTAGATCTTTTGCGTCTGGATCAGCTTCTGCTTGTGTTCTTGTTTCTGCTTCACGCATGTCAACTTCAGACACATTGCTAACATCAATTGCACCCTCTCTATTGAGTGCTTCTACAAATTGATCAGCAAGAGCATCGTTGGTTCTAATTCTAGATCTTCCGTTAGAACTAGTTTCCCAGTTATTATTTTGTGTTCTAGTCCATGTGTTGCCATCTGTATCAGTAAATCTAGTACCAGGTGGAATATTATCAACTGTAGGTCTAAAATTAGGCTGATACCAAGTATTCATGATCCAATCAATTGCTTTTCCAGTTGCATAGTCAAGTGCTAGAGCGCCAATAATCCATTTACCAGCAGCAATTGCTCCTGCAATAATAGGCACTGCCTCATTTAGACGTCTTTTTTGTTTTGTTTCAGTCAGAAGTTCTTGAATATGCATTAATTGTATCCATCTTAGTATTGTATTTAGTTATGTTAGTAAATGAGCTAACGCTCATTTAAGTTTTCGCTATCGCTCAAACTATTCACTTCGTTTATTTGAACTATGTCTTTGTGATTTATGTGAGAACAAACGCAATACAACGAAGTGGTATTGCTTTTAATATCATCTAGATAGTGAGGTCACAATTCGCCCGTTGCCGGGCGAAGGAGCTTTTGAACATCATCTGAGTATGCTCAGCCACCTTGTTAAAAGAGATTTGCTTGCGCAACGGAGGCGGTAGACCATTCTCCCCCTACTCTAGCTTCGTCATATCCACGGAAGGCAGTTGTTCCCTAACAAGCGAAAACACACGCCTTGCAGGTTGTATCTGTTTCACAGAGCCTGCATCCTTTAAAGCCTTAAGTTAGCTTCTAACCTTGCACACACCACTCCATCGGCAACAGATTTAACTGGCAGATTCTTGGCGAGTCGAGCAACCTCGACCAAACACAGTGCTTATAGCCTTATTTCTTTGAATGTTCTAGTAGTGCCTTGCGCAATTTGTCTGAACCGCCAACTCTAACATTAATAATTCCGTTGTAATACTCGTCCGTCTCTAATACACGGCGGTCAAATTGCTCTCTTGCCTCTATGTAGCTCATCTCTGCACGAGACTTGCATAGGTATAGTATTTCTCTTGTGAAGTTTTCTGGGCCTAGTGCTTGGACATCTGCGTTAAGTCGATCGGAACTACCCCAATAGTCTTTCCAATCGCTTTCTTTGAAGCCTCTACGCTTATTTTTCTTGCCTTTGAGAGGTGGTTTAGTAGTTTTAAATTTGGCTAGTTTCTTGCCTATATACTTCTGCCCAGTGGTAAGATTGGTAATGAGGTAGACAAATCCTTCATATTCATCAGGTATAGTGTCTATTGTTTCCCCATTGTAAGTCCATTGCATGAACTTACTTACCGTTGCCTATTTTTTGCCTTCTTGGTTTTGATTTCTTTTAGCTCTTATAATTTTTAGATTTTCATTATAGTCGTCTATTATTTCTTGCCTTCTTGTTCTTGCTAGTTTGTTAATAGTTGATAACCATTTACGTGCCGCACGTTTAGTGCGTTCGCTTTTTCTACGTTCAAACGCTTCATTGGCTTTGTAGTATTCTATGTAAGCCTTTGTTAGTTTGTCGTGAGTGTCGTCTTCCATGTTAGTCTACTATTTCTATGTCATTTTCATAAGAAGTAAACCCGTTTTCCTTAACAACCTTCATTACATGGTTTACTCTTCCAACAAGTTCGTCTTTGTGGGAAATAAGGAACACGTTTTTATCGCGCTCTCTTCCCATCTTCTTCAGAACGCTAAGTGAATTTTCAACACCAGCTGTGTCCATACCGCTATCAATCAATTCGTCAATAAACAACAAGTTGATATTTTGATATAAGCTTTCCCAAACGTCACGGAATGCAAAACTCATACCGAGTATAAGTCTATTACGTTCACCGCGCGAGAGATTATCAAAGTCTAGATCCTGACCTAGCTGTGTGATTTCTACATTTAGGTCGTTTTGGAACAGAACTTGGTGCGGAAGTCCTAGTTTATCAAGATAATACGTAAGTCTATTATTCAAATAAGCTAAGTTTTGGTCAATAATTTTCTTACGAATAAAGCTATCTTTGTTTGTAAGCAGTTTAAGCAAAAATTCTTGATGCTCTCTAAAGTTTGTAAGATCGTTTACTGGATCCCAATTGATTTCTTGAATCGCAGATTCGTTTAAATCATCAATCTGCTGTTGATAAGGATCTTCTTCTTGCTGTTTACTTAGCAGTGCTTGCTTTAAGTTATCTACGTTGTTTCTATGATCGTATGCTTCCTTTGCACTCTCATAAAACGTGTTCGGTCGACCATTGATATCGCCTATCTCGTCTAGACCGTCTAGAACTTCTTGTAGTTTGTCAGCAACTTCAGTCTGATATGCTATTGCATCGTTAAGTTCTTTGGATTTTCTAGATAGAATTTCTTCTTTTTTGTCTGCGTGAAGTTCTTGACCACAAGTGTAACAGGTAGCATCGTCTAGATCTGCAATGTCTTTTTCAGCTTTTTTAACACTCTTGTCAGCACGTAACAATGCGCTTTCAAGTGTGCTTTTTTCTTTATTAAGAGCCACAATTGCATTGTTTAATTCGTTCCAATTGACTAATTTTTCATGTGCATCTAGTTCTACATCAATGTCTAATCTTTCTAATTCTTCTATAGCACTCTTAAGACTGTCTTCGTCTGCTTTTCTTTTGGCTTGCCATGCACGTTGATTCTTTTTTAGATTTTCAATAGTATTCTGAATCTTTTCATTTGCACTTTGAATAGCATTAATCTTTGCCGTCTCTTCAGTGATAGCGTCTTTAGTTTGACGAATTTGTTCTTTAAGACTGTCTGCTTTTTCGGTTAGAATAGTTATACCTAACAGTTGCTCGATGATAGCACGTTGATCATTTGCTCGCATGCTTAAAAAAGGTTCTGTATAAGTGT